CGGCCCCCCGCCCCCGCCCCCCGCCGCTCCGTGTTCTCGAGCAGATACGCGCCGATCTGCTCGGCGAGCTGCACCTGCGACTGCGGGTAACTGTGCTGCGGCTGCGCCGCCTGCATGGGGAACGCGCTCAAAAACAGCAGCAGCTCCAGGATCTTGACCTTGAAATAGCCCTTGCGGATGCCCTCCGGCACGGAATAGAGCTCAGAGAAAATGTGCGCCACGCCCTGCGACGAGCGCGTGACGAAGCAGGCCGCGTCCGCGCAGAATTTTTCAATGAGCGCGCTCGGCCGCACCTCGACGTCCTCGAGAAAGCACGACAGACAATCCGGCGCGCGCGCCGGGTCGATCGATACCGTGATGCCGTGGTAGTGCCCGGTCGGAAAGCGCGCCGGGGCCGCCGCTTGGGTGCACTGCACGACCGCCAGATCGCCCGGCGCGAGGAAAAAGCAGGCGCCGCCATACGGGTAGGCGATGCGCCCCTCGCGGCAGTGGTGGATCTCGAGGCAGCCGGACGCATGCGTGCGCTGCATGGCGCAGAACGTGGCGTGTACGTCGTGATAAGCGATTTCGATGCCCGGGAAAACCGGGTAGACCGTCTGCACCACTTCCCCATCGGCATCATCGAGATGATAGACCGTGTGCTCCGTGTCCTGATGCAGCACCGTCGCCTGCGTATCCGCTAAAGTTTCCTTTTGTTTTGCTGTGGCCATTGCGCCGCACCTCCTGTATTCCGGTTAGATAAATCTAATTTGCAGGAAAATAAAAGCGCCGTCTCTAACGGCTCGATGGATACTTTATTATACCGTGCCCCCGCCGCCGCGTCAAGCGGCAGGAATCAAAAACGCCCTGCGGTCAAAACCACAGGGCATTTCTGGAGCTAGTGATGTGACTCGAACACACGACCTGCTGATTACGAATCAGCTGCTCTACCGACTGAGCTACACTAGCGAATATTCAAGCATCAGCACTTGATTTTTTGAACCTACAGCGCTTGATTGCAACGTTTGAATCTTACTATATTCCGCCTCATTTGTCAACACCTTTTGTGCGAAAAAATGAGGGCAACAAAGTGCTGCCCTCATAATCATCAACTAATCATATCTTGCTTATCAGCCTTATCTACATCCGCATTCTTCTGCGCCTGTGTCCCAAAATAGAAGCTTATAACCACAGTAAATATAGTTAAAAACTGTTCCGCAGTAATATGCCCTATTGCGGACAGATACGCAAAAACTGCGCATAGAATGAGCGTTATTATGCTCTTAACGTTAATTAGCTTTGCTAGTTTGTCTTTCATTTGCAGCCATCTCCCTTATGCTCCAAAACAGTGATTCTAGTTTCGTGGTTGTGTACTGTTGTGTCAATTATATTAATGTCTTTCTTCTGCCCCTCTAAGGTGGTGCTCAATGTTGCAATACCATCTTTAAGGCTTGTCATTGCTTGTGTGTTGCTTTTTATGATTCTGCCGATAGAAATAACGAAACTAATAATAACAGTAATGCCGATGAAAATTTCCCATGTCATATGCCGCACCTCCTTATGCTGTTCTTTTCCAGATATAAACAGCCAAGTATGGAGGCATATTGTTGTGAGCTGCACTACCGCCAGTTTTTCCTGTCATACATGCTTCTGCCCACCATGTGTTTTTACTGCCTACCTCTGGGAAACCAAGTGCTGCTCCTTCATCAGGGGCACCACCGTTTGGGTAATAAATCACATGGTTATGCTTTGGCATCTCAGCTTGTGTTAGCGTGTGTGTTGCTTCGCCACCAGTTGAACCAGCTTTGTAAGTAGCACCAGCAGCAAGTAAAAATGTGTCCTTAATTTGCTCCCATGTGCCGCCAAATAAGGTGCTTGGATTAACGCTATTCAGACTCATGTAAATACTGTTAACAGGATAAATAATATCAATAATATTTCTGTTGTTGATTTTAAGAGTGCCATTGACGTTAAAATCTGCTGCACCACTGCTATCAACTCCCCAATCGAAAATGGGCTGTGTTTTGCGTGTCTGCCCTCCGCTTTCAATTGTGGCTAGTTTGTCTATGGCGCGCGCCTGAAAAGTATAGGCTTTTGTATAGTCAAGCCCACTAATGCTAATTGTGGTGCTATAAGTGTTATTGCTCTTCGTAATAGCAGCGCTTGAATTTCTCCACGCAGTAAAAGAGCCGTCTTGTGCCTTATATCTGTATTGGATGGTTAGTGTATTGCTTGCTGCGCCAAAATTGCCATTCCAATAATTGCCGCTCACTTTTAACTGCGCAACACCACTTGTGCTAGCAGCTCCTGCTTCAATGGAACATGTCAATTTAACATAATCAATGAGTGTATGTTTAGAGCTAATCTGATTAGTAAACCAACGACTGTCTGTTGCAGTAACCTTAACTACTCCGTCTGTAACAGCCCTAATTGTGCCGCTTCCGCCATTAATTGTTGTGCTGCCAATGGTAATACTCTGCGACTTAATAGTTGCGCTATGCTTAGCAACTGCATTTGTTTTTGCCGTGACATTGCTGTAGTATTTTACGAATTTTGATTTATTTCCAGTGAGCGCAACTGTTGTTGCATTGCTGTCGTAGGATTCGACAGTAATGGATGGCGCACATTGTGCTTCATTACAGTTGGCCTGCATTTGGCACATGGTTGTGCCAATCTCTGTATTGCCATTGTATGTTACACATGTGATTACGCCTTTTCCGCTCTTGATATTAGGAATCTTCGCATAAAATGTTTCTGGCAATGTAAATTTAACACTCGTTTGTGTTGTCTTTGTGGCAATCGTTCCAGTCAAGCCGAAAAAATCATAAGTCAGCGTGTGCGTGAAATTAGCAGAAGCTCTATTAATTGTGATTGTTGCATCACTACCAATATCTGCCGCGCTACAGCTAACACTACTTGCTCTTGGGATAGTGGTTAGTGTTAAGCTGGCCTCTTTACTTATTTCTCCTGCGCTAGTTCTAGTGTCCATCCATGTGTTAGCGGAAACACTGCCTGTGCCGTCACTGTTGTGCGAAACAGTAAACGTCTCATCAAAAATTGTAACTGTTGTGTTTGCCGGTAATGTATATTCAACACTACCGGATGAGCCATTGAACACATAGTAACCTGTTCTTGTATTGGCATTATAGCTCTGGCCTGTCTGTGTGCTCGTCCATAACATCCTTACTTCACTTGTGTTATTTGACACGGAATATGAAACTTCTTCCAAAGTTAAACTATTGTAAACAGCCATCTTTCCACCTCCTTAGCTTCTAATCCAGAAGCAACCTGTGCGGCTGCCATAGTCCTCAAATCGGCTGTTTGTGCCTATAATTAAATATGTCGTAGCGTGCAAATTCTTAGCGTCTACACCTGTATTATCAGCGGTTAAAACCTCTTCTGAGCCTTTATAAATGCTCATGCCGTCCTCATCAATTGTTGTGCTCATTTCTGAGTTAGTTTTACTAATCGTCAATCCGCTATCATCAAATTTGAATCCTGTTGCGGTTGTGACTTTGTTCGCGCCTTTTGCAACCTCAGTACTAATTGCAAGCTGCACTTGTTCGCTCGTCATTGTTGCATTAACTTTATTTGTCAATGACTCAAACTGAGCGGCATTGCTCTGGTTTTGTTCTCCAATGCCTTTTTGCATGTCAACGATAGTGCTATCAATGTCGCTTTGCTTCTCAACTATCGTTGCAACACTTGCAGATATATTATTCTTTTCAACTTTAAGCTGTGAAATATCTGTTGTATTCGTCTTTTGCTGCCCTGTAATAGCGTTAATCTCTGCCCATGCAGCATCACATACAGCGGTTGTGTATTCTGTGGTTGTAGGATTGTTGTAAACTATTTTGCTTCTAGTCCAAATATATTTACCCTCTTCCCATGCCGGTTGTGATGCACTCCATGAGCCTCCTGCAAGCTCTGTCTGTGAGGTGCTAATGTAATACTCAGTTGTTACACTAGTAATGCCTCTACCATTTGTGCCATTTTTGCCATCAACACCATTAATTCCGTCTTTTCCGTCTTTGCCGTTAATTCCGTCTTTGCCGGGAGCACCATCTTTACCGGGCGCACCATCAGCTCCGGGAGCACCGTTTTGTCCATCCTTACCATTTTTGCCGTCTGCACCTTTTGCACCAGCTATGCAAGTGGCATTGCGTGTAATGCTTGTGCCATCTGTGTAAGTAACTTTTTGCCGACTCCACATGTACTTGCCCTCTTGCCATGTGGGTGCTGTTGTGCTCCATGAGCCACCTGTAGCAGAAGTGGTGCTAGTGCTTAGATAATATTCAACATCTACTTGCTTAACTGTCTTTTTAATCGCTTGAGTCTGGCTATTAATTTCAGAGGCTAGTAATGTTATCTGCTTTTCTTGCTTATCAACCCTTGCATAAGTCTGTTTGATTGCATCGCCCAAACTTGTGGGATTGCTCTCAGTCTCCGCGCTGTTTGCGTCATACTTCCATTGCGTTTTTTCTTGTAAGCTGCCATCATATTTAATAGTGTCATTCAGCAAATAAGCAGTTAAGGCTTTATTATCTTTTGTTGTCAGAGCAATTTTATCTCCCACCTCAAGCGCTGGATTGCCTCGCCAAGTGCAGTCGAATACATCAATGCTAATGTCACCAATGGTTGTTATAGCATTGTGCACCAGAGCGGCTATATCATCCCTAAGCTCCCAAAACGCATTGTCACGTATATATTGAGTGCTACCAACAAGAGTAGTGCTCTCAGAGACATTATCTCCTAGCTCAGTACACATACAAATTGTTTGCAGCCTATGCCCCACTCCGCTTTTTAACGTGATATATTTTGATTTATCAATGTTCATAACAGCGTTACCGCTCTTATCAAGCTGCTTGAAGCATAATTTATTATTTGCATCTAAAAAGTAAATTGTCTGAGTCACTTCTGCAACATCATCAAGTGCCTCTCTGAGTGTTTCAGTGCCATCAAAGTTTGCGCCATTTGGATAGCTCAAAATAAAATTAGTGTGCCCTGTTGCAGACACACCAAGCACAGAAGCACATGCTTCAACAAATTGTTTTATTGTATATGGCTTAGTAAGCACCAATTCGCTTACAGCATGCTCAGAAGCCTTATAAATGGCATCATACGCAGTTACAGATAACTCATTTGTGTTCTCATCCCTGTGTACTTCGGACACCTGAAAAGTGGGATATATCTTATATTCTGTAACGCCATCGGGCAACTCTGCGCCAAGGCTAATCTTAATTGTGTTTGCTGTTGAAATATTTATCTCTCTTTGGACATCAATCAAATGCACATTGAGTCTATGGCAAATGCCAAAGCCAAAAAACTTGCCATCTTCTCCGACACGCTGAATGTCAAAGCTTATAACTTTATCCGCTTGTGTATAAGTAGCAACCAAAGTAGAGCCATTATATAGCTCTACCTTGGCTTTAATTCTACGCACAGAGGCGGAAATAGCAGAATTATATGCGCTTGTTGTAGCTAGCATATTTCCACCTCCCTTTTATAGCTCATTAAATTTGAGATTAAATTTCTGATACATTATTTTTGAATCCTGAATTGTGTAATAGCTAACATCATGTGATGCAATGATGCAGCTTACACCAGTTTCAAGTGCATTTGTCTTTGGATTGCGGAAACTAATGCTTACGCTAAAGGCATCTATTGCCTCTAATAACTTAGCCATGCTTATCGAATCGAGTGGAATTATCTCCACCTCAAACGTGCGCTTTTTATTTATGTAGTCAACTACTGTGTCACAATTTGCGTTCTGCTGGGCATTATAATTAACATCTGTGCTAATTTTCAGGCCGCTAACATAGGCGCTAAAATCTGTGCTGCCAATTTTAAAGTAAGCCATAATTCCACCCCCTTTATACTAGATTTAATGCTAAGCTGCCGCGCTGTCTAGTGAGCGCATTAATGCTATCTACACTAATTTCGGCAAAAGTCTTGCCATCAACTTGCATGATAATGGGCTGACTGCCACCCATCTTGCTAGACAATTTATCAGCAATCTTATCAAGCCATTGTGTGTTATTTTCGAGAGGCACAATTGCCTCAGCACCAGCCTCGCCAAGGCCGCTTAATCTGCCTCCATTATTAAACAGTGTTGGAGCATCAAAAACGCCGCCTTTAGCGTACCAGTCAATACTAAACTTAGGTACTTTAGGCGGCATCAAACTAAATTCCCCTGAAATATTAATGTGCGGCATTTTAAGCTTTGGCAAATGCCACTCAAAGTTAAAGAAGCCTTTGATTTTATCAATCACATCTTTGACTGTCTGCTTTGCTGCTTCTAGCTTGTCTTTAATGCCTTGCTTGATGTTGTCAAATATATTTACAACTGTCTCTTTTGCTGCATTGAATCCATTGCTAAATTTCTCCTTAATGTTATCTACGACATTGCTAACCGTCTCTTTTGCGGCATTAATTTTCTCCCTAATGCCGTCTTTAATTCTCGTAAAGTGCTCAATCACCTTGTCTTTTGCAGCCTGAATTGTGTCGCTCATCTTCTGCTTAATTGCATTAAATTTTTCGCTAATAGCCTCTCTAATGCTATTTACTTTATCCGCAATGCCTTGCTTTAGATTACCGAACCATTCTTTAACTGCCTCAACTGCGCTTTCGATGGTTGAAACCATCTTATCCCACACTTCTACAACCTTTTCTTTTATCTCATCCCAATGCTTTACGCATAGAACAATAACAGCAATAACAGCGGCAATAGCAGCCACAATGAGAATATAAGGCGCAAGAGCCACTAAAGTAGCAGCAGCGCTAGCTAGTTGTGCAGCAATCAGAGCGCCCAAAGAAACAACCTGTGCTGCATCCATAGCTGCTTTAATCGCAGCCACAGCATTATAGGCAATAACAGCAGCAGTAACAACACCTACAGCTACCGCAACCGCTGTGAGAATTGGCTCAATAGTGCCCCAATTTTCAATGACGAAATTAACAACATCAGTAACTATATCGTTCACTGTCTGTATTGCGCTAACTATATCGTCAAAAATGGCTTGTGCCTCTGGGTGGTCAGCAAGCGCATTATGTATACTTTCGACAAGAGCATTAAAGAATTCTCCAATCCTCGGCGCAATATTATCAATGACTTGCGAAACTGAATCAATCAAATCTTGCGTGAGTTGATTAATATCAGCATCATTATCCATTAATCCTGTTAACCAGTTCTGCCATGCCGCTTTCATCATTGCAACGCTGCCTTGAATGGTAGTTGCTGCTTCTTTTGCGCTTGTGCCTGTAATGCCCATTTCTTCTTGCACTGCGTGAATTGCTGAATACACATCGCCTAGGTTACTAATGTCATAGTGAACACCAGTTAGCTTTTCTGCATCAGCTAACAGGCGCTCCATTTCCTGCTTTGTACCACCATAGCCAAGCTTGAGGTTATCCAGCATTGTGTAATTCTGCTTCGCAAAACCCTGATAGGCATTTTGGATAGACTCCATGGAGCTGCCCATTTTATTAGCGTTATCGGCCATATCTGTAATAGCCATATCAGTAATTTTTGCTGCCTCTGCTGTGTCTCCGCCTAAGCCTTGCAGCAAGCTAGCACTAAAGCTTGTGGCAATATCCATGTATTGATTTGCGCTCATTTGCTGATTCTTGTAAGCGTCTTTTGCATACTGCTCAACAGCGCCAGCGCTATCCTTAAAAAGAGTCTCTATGCCTCCCACAAGCTGCTCATAATTGCCATAGGCATCTAGGGCTTGCTTGCCAAGCGCAACAACACCTGCGCCAGCCACAGTGCATCCGGCAACAAAAGCTTTTCCTATTTTCTTGCCTACTTTTTCTATGCCGTCTCCCATCTTTTTAATGTTATCTTGGGCATCTTTGGAGTGCTTTTGCACTTCTGACTTAAAGCTCCCCATTGATTTTTTTGCCTCTTCTAATCCCTTCTTAAATTGGGCAATCTCGGCTTTAATAATTACTTTTAACTCTTCATCCAACTGCATTTCCTCCTTTCTCAAATTTTTGATTAAAGGTTTGTGCGAATTGTCTAAGTCTTGCCGCTGACAATTTAATTTCTTTTTCCTTGCGCATTTCGCTCATTTCTTTGGCATCAAATATTGTTGGATAGGCTTTTTCAATGTACGGCATTTCTACCGACTTGTTAGATATCCGTGCAACACTAGCGCCTATTAAATCGGCTAGTGTGTAGTCAAAAAATGCTTGTTCTTGCCGTTTTTCGCTTTGCATGCGGCGCTTACTTGCAAACAACCGCTCTAGCTCTGCAAGAGTCATATTCCAAAAATCAGATTCAGGTATACCCCAATCTAGCGCATTATCCAATATTTTGAATATGGTATCACTAAAAAAATAGGGAGCTGGGCTATCATCAACCCTGCCCCCCTCAATTAGTTTTTTTCGGCTTCCTCATCTTGCTCATCAGATTTGCTTGGGAATAGTCCAGACACCTTATAAATGTCCATGATAACCTTCGAAAATTCTGTTGTGCTATGTCCATCAGCTAGCCATGCATCGAAAATATCATAAGCCTCATTTAAAGTAATGCCATGGTTGAGCTGCTGTAGACTTGCGTTTAACACCTCTACCATAGTTGTAACTGTGGGAACAACAATCTCATTATCATTCGTGCCGAAAATAGTAATTGGGTTGCATCCAATTCGCTTTTCAAGCATTACAACATTTCTAGTGTTAAGTCTTAGCTTATAGTCCTTGCCACCGGCATAAAAATCAACATACATCATAAATCTCTCTCTCCTTTAAAAAAATAAGTAGGAAGAGGGGAGAGAATACCTCTCCCTACTTCCCCAATTGGGTATATTATGCAAACACCATTGCGGAATTTGGCGTAATATTAATATTGTACTTCATCGCATTAGCGCCTACACTGTTGCCACCAAGCTGCACACTTACAGTGCCAGAGAAGGTGCAAGTAGTAGGATTGGTTTCATCATCGTTAATTTCAACCTTCCAAAAAACAACACCTTTTAGCGCATTAACTGCTGTAAACTCAGTCTTATCATAGTAGGCCGTAAAAGTGAGTGTATCACCATAGTTGTCAATACCATCAATATATCTATGACAACCGTCGCTTAGGTTAGTTACCTCAATCTTATCTTTGCTGCCGCCTAAATCTGGAAAACTATCAACGTTTACAATCTGTGTATAGCTTTCACCGGTTGAAGTAGTCTTGTAATATACTTTAATCTTATCAACACCAATTTCATTTGCCATGCTGAATTACCTCCTATTAAAATCTTTCAAAGCCAATTGCTTCATAAGTCATGATTTTTTGAATCATGTTTGAATTGTTGTCATACATCTCATTGCAGCCAACCCGCTTAAAATCTAATGGGCGCAAAACCTCATCAATTTGTAATGCGTATTTCTGTAAATCCTGTATTTGTGTGCCCCATACTTTAATTTGATATTGCAAGCGGCTATAGCCTATCGTGTCTCCATTGTATGTAGCTATGTTAGATAGCTCCATGTAGCTAATGCATGGAGTCTCTAAACCGCTGTGCAATGTCATTTCATAATGCACCGGAATACCAATTGTTTTGAGGGCACTAACAAGGTTGCTATGATAATCAATCATTGAGTAAGCCCTCCTTTATTAATGCTATAATTTTTTCTCTGTTCTCATTGAGCGCTGGGCGCATATATGGCTGTGGGTGCTGTCCCCTTGTAATATGCGTTTTCTTTTTATCGTCTTGGTAGAGCCAAGGCACATCTTTGCGCCCATCTCCCTTTTCAGCAAATAAACCTGTTCCATATTCTACATCAATTTTGTTATCCTAAAGGCTTTTTATCCTTTAGTTCTTATAGTTTCCTATAAGTTCGGCGTACTTCATCAGTTATTAAAACTGCCAAGCACTCTTGGGAGTATTATATTTATTCAACTCCTACGCTCTACGGTGACAATCAGCCTTGCGTAATCTGACTGTTTACCTCGGAATCAACATATTTTCTTTATAGTATGATTTTGAAAACTTAGTCTTTTCCGATTTTGCTCGGTTTACCCTCCGCATGTATGTCTACGGAGCATATTCTAGTGGGCTGTATATGTCCGCATTAATCTCATTGCCATCTGTCTCAACTTTGCTTGCAATACTGCGCCTCAATGCACCTGTATCTTTAGGTGCTTTCTTTTTTGCTTCTTTTTCGACTAAGGAAGCAGCCTTGCCTACAGCCTTTTGAATGCCATCTAAGTCATATAGCTTGTTCAGTTTATAAAGGATTTTGTCATATCCATCAAATTCCACAGCCATTACTCGCACCTCGCCATAAAAACCTGTTTGAGTCTGCCATATGGATAGACATAGAGCACCTTAAGCTTCTCAGAGTCGTATGCTATTACATATTTGTCATTTATTTGTGCATCGCTTGTAAGCCCAATATACTCTGCCTGTGCATAAAGCACATTATCCTCAATGCGCTTAGAGAGCACATTAATTGCCATTTTTACAGTGCCTTTTTTATCGCTTAAAGCCGGTTGCCCATATGCATCTAACTCGCCATATATGTAATAATCATAAGTTCTCATCTGTGAGTTAATCATATGTTACACCACCTTGATGCGGCGCTTGCGGTTGAGCACAGCTAATATGTCTGCTGGATAGCCGTCAATATATGACGCAGAAACACCACTATAGCTTTCGCTTGCAAGCCCCTCTGTGCCTATTCGATTTAATTTAATCACAGCAATGCGCTCTGCTATAATCTCTAGCTCATAGTCAAGCTCACGATTGCAATAGCCTTGTACTTCGGCTAATGCCATTTTTACAGCTAAACCAATTTGAGCGTCAGAATAATTAACGGCTGCATCGCCAAGCATTAATTTAACTTCTTCAATCATTTTGTAACCTCCTTTTTATTGGGAGGGGAGGTTATCCCTCCCCATTATTAAATTGTCAATTAGGAAGCGGCCTCAGAAATTTTGCAAGCCTTGGTTGCATCAGTAAGAGCAACAATGTAGCAGTCACGGAGATAAATGCTATTCTTGCGCTTGTCGGCGTCGCGCTCCTGCTCAACTTCAACGTCTTTCTTCATGAAGAGCGTAACAGCTTCCTTATTGAGCACATAAGCCTTGTCACTGAGAGCCTTAGTAGCAATAACAGGAATACCAGCAATTGTGCCGACTTGTCCGTTATAAATTACATCACCCATGTGTGCAGCTTTGTAATCTGCATCCTTACGGAGTGCAGCTTTCCATGCATTGGGAATGATAATGAAAAGGCTGCTTTCATCCTCAACATTTAGCTCAGAGATAGCGTCAACAATGACATCGTAAGAAAGAGCCTTGCCCTTAGCAAAAGTAACACCCTGTACTAGTTCAGCATTACCGTCAGAATTCTTTGTAGCAAGAGCAGCGTAAAAATCAGAAGTCATTTTGTTAGTCATAACCTGAGTTGCGCCCTTGAGCATAAAGTCAACAATGAGATTGTCTTTCATAAAGTCCTCATCAAAGTAATCTGCTGCCTGTTGTACCATCTTGACGGTGTAATCCTTGCCGACATAGGCAATAGAGCCGCGCGTAGAAGCAGTGTTGCCAACACCAACAGCTAGCTCCTCGGCAACGCCTGAATAAGTGTAAGTATTAATAGTTTTAACCATGCCAGCAGAAGCGGTTAGGCTATTGTCAACAGTCATCATGCTTCTTGCATTAACCTGAGTGGTTAGTAAATCCTTTGCCTTAACTTCGATAACCTTATTAGAAAAAACAGTATTACTCATAATAAAAATCTCCTTTAATTAAATAATTTTGAAAATAGTTCTGGTTGTTCATCCGCCAGTTTGTCTAGCTCTGCCATATTCATCTTTCTTGCAGATTCTTTTGTAATTTCGGAAGAAGAGCCACCATTACCCTTTGGGCTGTTATTGGCTAGGCGCTTCTCAACCTCTGCTTTTACAGCAGCTTTGAATAGCTTGTCCAGTGTATCAATGTTGGCCTGTGCTTGCTCAATGTCCTCGCCAATAGAAATAATATCGGCAAATTGAGCGCTTAAGCCTCTAGAGCTAAGTACACTCTTCAATTCGCTCTTATTAGCCTCAATCTGATACTTTGCTAACTGCTCTTCAAGCTCTGCAATCTTGTTATCCTTCTCGGCCTTGGCTCTCTCATCGCCATCTAACTGAGCTAAAGATAACTGCTTATTAAATTTCTTCTCTTGTGTTTTAAGAGCGGCTGTAACCCTTTTATCAGTTTCAGACTGAATTAGCTTTGCTACCTCTTCTGCTGTAAAAGTTTTACTCTGCTCTTGATTCTCATTGTTCTCATTCTCATTAACACTAGTGTTGTTCATATTCTCATCCATAATAAAAAACCTCCATAAGTTGTAGCTCATGACTACCCCTTTAATTTAATGTGAGTTGTTCTTTAGCGTCTGCCCCTCAAAAAGACAATAAAAATAGAAGCTTAACGTTTTGTTAGGCTTCTTAATTATTCAATAACAGGCACGATGCAGCACCGGCAATTAGGATGCGCGGGAATCGGAATTTGCGCATTAATATTAAACTTCTTCTTGTCCAGTCTTGCGCATATATCACATGTGCGGCTATCTGTATCAGCTAATATCTCTACCTGCTGAATGCCATAGCTCTTATATCTGTCCTTTGCTGCCTGTGTCTCAATATGGGCTATCTCAGTTCTGGTGATTGTCTCAGCCCTGTGATAGCTCACATCAAAGCGCTCCATAAGTGTCTGCTTTAATTGTGTAGTTTTTTTGCCGCTAACAATGCAGTCAATCAGGCTATCATTTAACGTTTGCTGCAAGTCGTTGATATTATTCCATACCCTAGTGCTCCATGACTTGCCATCAGCGCACCATATTTCTTGCGCCACCCTTGCAGCGGCTTGCTCGTTAATTTGATTAAATGCGGCATCTGATAGCATAGCTGTAATTGCTTGTTTATCATCGGTTAAAGCCACATATATATGCTTATATTCGGCCTCAAATTGTTTGGACATCACATTACACTGCTTGTCACCAAGCTTCTGTAAACGCTTATTTAATTGGGCTTGCATCTGATAATACTTATCTAGCTTATATAAGTCAGCAACAGTAACAGGCTTGCCCTCTTCGGCTTGGTTGAGCACTTTGTCATAAAGTGCTTCAAAGTCTTTAATGGTTGACTGCATCGCATTTGCATAGTACTTGGTGAGCTGCTTATTTACTACATCAATGCTTTTGTCGCTATAATTCCTCTGAGCGGCTAGCATTCTTTTCTGCCAATAGTTCATGAATTTTCATCCTCTTCATCATCATCTGCGCCTGTGCCGCCAAAACCATATAGCTCAATATTCTTTTGCTTCTGCTTTTCTACTCTTTCGAGTTCTGCTTTCACATCAGTAACTTGTGGAATCATGCTCAATAGCGTTTCATCACTTACAGTGCCCTTGAGCGCATTAACGATATTAACAATGCTTGTGTAGTCCTCTGGAATGTTGCGCTTAAATGTAATTTGAATATCTCGGAATATATCCTCACCTAACTTTAGACTTGCAACACCAGCAATTAGCTCAATGCGGCGCTGTAGCGCTTTCTTCATGTTGGATTCAATTGCTGCTGCCTTTGTTTCACAGCCTGTTAAGCGATAGCGAATAGCCACACCACTAGATACACCACCAACAAATGTTTCGCTTGAAAAGTCAGGGCACTTTGCAATGCGGTAAATATTATCATGCACTCTTTTAAGAATATTTTCAATCTGAGTGTCACTTGCATTTTTGGTCAACCAATTGGCAGTCGCGCCAGAAGGTAAAATAAGCACTCTATTTGCCTTCATTGAAGCTATATCTTCTTCTTCGGCATCGACACCCTCAAGCATTAAATAAGCATCACAAAAGGCACTAAAATCATCAATCTCGCCACTTAAAAGCTCATTGTAGGCATCCTGCAAAGTGATAATGCAATCAAATATGCTGCGCTCATCTTCATCGAGATAGAATATATTAGCTGGGCATTGATTAAAATAATGCGGCTCTTCTGAAACAAATTCTAAGCCGCCCTGTGTGCCGTGCATCTGATAGTGTTTAATAGAGGTATCACTATAAACGTCCACATTATATAAGTCGCTGTTGTCCCAATCATTAACCTTGTACCAGCGCACAAAGTACATCAAATCACCTGTCAAGCTATCATCATAAACGCCAAAACAGCTAGTAGGCTCAATGAGTCTGAATCTAACTTGGCCTTGTTCATCCGTGTACATTAGCTCTGCTGCCACCCCATAAATAAGTGCAGCATTCAAAAAATCGCTATCTTCGTCCTGATAATCATTGTAGCGCAAGCAATCCATAATGCTATCAATGTCATTGTCTGAGCTATAGCTGATATAACCGGGTGAGGCTATGTAACCGCAATAGCTGCTCACAATGTCTGCACAGAAATTGGTAACAACTCTGCTAATGGGCTTTGATGCATCTGAATAGCTTTTGCGCAATATTGCCTGTGTGCCGTCATAATAATTTTTGTACTTTTGCAGCTTCGGCAAAACGTTACTGTGATACTTATTAATCATTTTATATAGCAAATCTGGTGTAAGTTCTGTTTCTCTATTTAGATTAAACATTAAATCACTCCTTCAACTTCCAACCGGCAGCATTTTGTGAGGGAGTCCATACATTGTTATCCAGTTGAGATATGTATAATTTATCTTCCCACCAACCAAGCTCATTCTTGGCAAAAGCTGTGCCAACAGTAATAGTTGATGGGATAACCCTAACTCCATCTTTGTATAAAATATCTTCCCATAAAGTAGGCGCATTCTCTGGATTATTGGCCGCTGCATCATATAAATCTACTGCTGCCCTCTTGAGCGCTCCATTCCAATTAATGCGAGTACCGGCTTTAATCAAACTGCCATCTTGCTTTAGGCATGGGGATAGCTCAACCGCTTGAGAAGCTACTTTATCCTCTACACCAGCCATTGCAGCCTCAATAATCGGGCGCATTTTATAAGCCTTTTCTAAGATTGTCATGCATCCACCCCCATTAAAATGTTGTATGCTGTTGTTTTCTCTTCCTCTTCTGATAAGCATCTTTCACTACTCTCAGTATAAATGTAATTTACATTAGGCAAATCAATTGCCTCTGAATACTTAATGCCATCTCTCTCAATATACTTTCCGGTAGTGGAGTAGGTGCGCACAAATTCATTCCCATTAATTATAATTGTTTCTGTCTTAATCATGTTGTTACCTCCCCACAAATATCTGGATAATCTTCAATTGCCCTAAATTGTGCTGCATAAGTTACCCAGTTTGTAGCCGCTTTATAAGCCTCAATTAGGGATTGCGGAACATATATATAACCAGTTCCTTTCTCTATTGATGTAAGTCTAAGTGCATTTTTATTACTTAGAGTGCACATTTGTGTATTCGGCAAAATTAGAGTTTCAAAAGAACCAGAATACGCAAACCCATTCTGATTAATATTTTGTAATACAGGTAATTTTATCTTAGCAAGTGCATAACATGACATAAACATATTAGTGGAAACTTCTGTTAGCATTGGCATTTGTACGTCGGCTAAATTTGCGCAAGCAGTAAAAGCATTTCCACCGGATGTAGCAACTAATGGCAAACTAACACTTGTTAAATTCTGGCATCCGTAAAAAGCATACCACCCAAGACTTGTAATTCTTGAATTTGAATAACTCGTGATAGTTCTGCTGATTATTGCATCCTCATTATCTGTACTTCCACCACCACCACCACTAGGCTTAACATAGCTAACCCCTATATCACCCTCGCAATACTTACCAGCAGTCTTTAGTGTCTTGCTGCCGCTTGCATTCATTTCTGCAATAGTAGAGCCTTTGTAGGTTAATGTAACATCTGCCATTACTCAACACCCCCATCATACTTAGGGAGTGTAGCAAGCGTTAAATAGCCGCTATCATTAGTCAGAGCACTAACATTAGTAGGCACTGTTGGAATTTCACTCTTTAATGCATAAGCTGCCAAACTTTGATGTTCTGTCAAAAATCCACTATCATTTGTTAAATCGCTTGTTTTAGTCGGAATTTCGCTTCTAAATGCATAATTTTCGAGGCTCTGGTGCTCGGTTAAATATCCTTTAGCCTCAACCCATTGCTCTGTAGCATACCCTTCTAAATTAGGGATTTTTGACTCAATAACAGCAACCTCTTTTTTTGTGGCAAGTCCTGCAACCTCTGTTTTTAACGCGCTATTTGTCGCAAAATCGCTATCATTCTCAAGCTGACTAGTTTTGCTGGGAATGTCAAGCACAACATCACCTGTCATGCCATTAACGCTATCAACAGCGCCTCCACCTACTATAGGGGCTTGCAAAGTAATAGTTGCATTGCTGTTTTTTAGTTGTAGTGGCATTCGCCTCACCTCCCAATGTAGATTGGTGCAGCAAAGCCAAGACTAGCACCCTTGTAGCTAATGCGATACCAATAGCGGCCTAGCTTGCCTTGTGTGCTGTCTGCCGGAATTGTGAACACCCATGCATCATTTGTAAATCTTCCTTGGAATTCGCCTAAAAATTGTTGATTCTTATCGAAAAAGGATAAGCTACATCCACTTGTAATATCTTTGCCATCTGCGTCTGTAATGTCTGCAATGATGTTAATATCTTCGCCGCCAACTGCTCTAACGGCGTTATAAAGTAATTCAATCATAAAATATCAACTCCTATAGTCCCAATAGGGATTTATCAAACGTTCTTAGTTTTGTCATTGTGTAAATGTCGCTATAAGCATATCGGCAAGCATCTATTGCGTGACTCCATTCGTGTGTTGTGTCCTCTGTCCACTCGCCTGTGATTTTGCTCTTTATGTAACTAAAGTTTTCAAGCTCAGCTATCAAATTTTTGCACTTTGGATGCACTACAATTAAATTATCCTGCAAGAACATAAGGCCAGCTTTTACACTGTCCTTCCCCTTTGCACAGCCTGTAGCATTAATACCTTGTGTCTTAAAATATTGAATGCTCCTAGGCTCTGCGCTATCTACTGAAATTTTACACCTTTGCAATCCCATATCTTTAATTGCTTGCGCCAATTCGCTTAACTGGCAGCCGCTCTTGTAAAATTCATTAAAGACATAAATTGTCTTATTCGCTTTATCGTAAAGAGTATCAATAATGGCGCTTTTATCAATCCAGCCCAAGTCCATACCACATCTATGCTCTAAGCCTTGTGAGGCAAGCTGCATTGCATCAAATTCTTGCTCTCTCCAATTTTTAATAACTAGTCCATCTGGATTTGTGCCCCAAAGCCCATCACAGAAAATTCTTGCTTTCGCTGGATTTGTCTTGTAAAGGCTCTCTAATTGTCGCACATATTGTGCATCAAGAAATGGATTATCCCTAAATGTAGAGTGAGTATAGATTGCATCCTCTGGCAACTCTTCTTGTGTAAACTTATAAAGCCAAGAATTAATGTTAATTGGATTCCATGCCATGAGTATCTGCTTGTTTGCATTGCCGCCTCTCAAACGCAAGTTAAGCTGCTCAACAATATCTTTAGGCACTTCAAATACCTCTTCTATAAATACACAAGTAATACCGGCAATAGATAACAGTTTTGTTTCATCATCCAGCCCAAGAAAGATAATCTCAGTGCCACTTGGCAATGTAATTACCATATTTGTATTATTAATATTGCAATATTGAATAATTTTCCACTTTGTTAGTATTTCTTTGAATAACGCAAAGCAGCTATTGCGCAATGTTGTGCCGTATCTCCTGCAAACCAAAATCTTAATGCGCTCATTTAGGCCGCGAATAATCAACTTCTGAGTGATAAAGTAGCTTTTTGCGCTACCGGCAGAGCCGCAATATAGCTCCCACCTATGCGAATAATCAAATAATAAAGGATAAAACTTAGGTACAAATAAATCCTTGCTTAACTGTAAATCAATCATCCGCAACACTAACCTTAATAATATTGGTATCTAGTTGTATTTGTTGCTGCTCAGGCTGCTTATAGCCGACATAATTCAGCAAATATTCAATTGCTTTTTGGTTGCCCTTGTTTGCATTCTCCATAAGCTTTTTAACCGCCAATGCTTCATAGCTTCTAAATGTTTTCTCGCATAAATCATGATAGTATTCCTGAAATTCCGGCAATTTGCGCCACACATAAATCGTGCTTGTATTGCACCCAACACGCGCTGCATATTCCTCTTTTGTAAGTTGCGGCTCTGCAACCATTAATTCTGCAAGTCTTATCTGTCTTGGCTTCAACATAACAGCCACCTCCTTTTTATTACTTAAAAATCCTCACTAAATGCACGATTTTTCAGGTTAACCCTATTAATAGGTATAATTACCCTCCCAAAGCGTCAACCTGAAAAACCATAAATAATTGTATTAAATTAGCATATTATATAGTCACAATCTAAATCCCACAAAATAGTATCTTCTGGCAACAGGCCGCAAAGCGCACACTTGCTGTTGTTCTTCTCAAAGCACTTTACTTTTCGCAGGACATTATTTTTTAAATATTCTTTCAGCTCCGCGCAATCTACAATAAATGTCTCACCGGAATAAGCATCCCTGTATGCGATAAAGTGATTATCTAAATTGGCTGCAACTATTTTCGGCCACCAGCCTATTTTCTTTCTCCAAACGTCACTCTTATATTCCACCACAAAGTTGCCTGTATTACAGTGCGCATAATCGTTTTTAACCTCAAAGTGCAAAATCTCTCCGTCATGCAACACATCACGCACCAAAAAATCAACACTCTTTTGCTGCCACTTCTCGACTTCGCTAACATCCTTTACGTTCTTCGCGCCATACTTTTTAATTAAATATTTTTCAAAGGCTTCCTCACCCGGCTTGCCTTGCGTTTCTACGCATTTGCAAAAATCATCCCATACTTGACTCATCATTAAAGTACATTAACCATGTACTTTTTTGTTTCTGCTAACTGTTAATCTCCATGTGGAGCTCCTTTCTTTATAATTCATTAAAAATCACGTATAAATGCCCATTTTTTGAGCATCAAACTATTTACCTATGTAATTACCCTCTTAGAAATACATCATCAAAAATGCATTCTATTTGCGCCCTTAGAAAAAGCGATAGCAAATGACTGCCTTTTTGTAACTATCAAAGTCGAACGCAAATACCTTGTCAATGCCAAAGCGCTCCTTTATATACTTGCTCATCATTTCCTCATCGGCTTCGTCAAAGCGCATAAGCTGATTGTTTAGCACCATTTGTCCCTCAGTAAAATCAATGTAAAGCTTATCAACATAATCAACCATGAACCACACGCACATAAAGTTGTTTAGGCTTGCCCATTCATCACAATCAAGCTGAACAGTAACAGCCTCAACAAATGCACCAAAATTATCAAAATTAAAATCACTAATCTTCTTCATAATTCATTCTCTCCTTCAAAAATTCAATAAATTTATACATTTTTTCATCATGAAACGCACAGCAAGGGAAAGTATACTAGCAAGCGGCTATGTACAAATTCTCTCACTATTTGTGCGATTTTTAAGCGCAAGAAGCATTAATGCCCTGTTGCAGATAGTCTTTGTAAAGCATATTGCAAACCATCTTACCATCGCAGTCTTGATGATAACCAAAAGCATCCCTCTTGGCATTGTAGCTATCAAAGCTATACTCTTTGTGCTTGTCCGCAAAATCAGTAAAAGCAGTTATATCTAGTCCTACATAATCAAGACAGTTGTTTAATGCGGTTATACTAGTGCCACCAATATAGTCAATAATAGGTTTGTGTTCCGCATAAAGTGCATCATCTTTGGCACGCTCTACCTTTTGCCGCTCTTGCTGTTTTGTTCGTAATAGTGCATCAATGTTTTCTAGTTGCTCTCTCGTTATTGCTTTTAGATTGTATTTCTGCTTAATGTCATTGTATGACATATGTCCTTTATAGTCTTGTTTGATAGATTGCAACTCTTTCTCTGATAACCCTTCTATCTCTCTTGTCTCTCTCTTCTCTTCTTCGGCAAGAGTGCTTGCACTCGCAGGCTCAGATGCAGAATCAGAGACAGATACAGAATCAGATACAGATACAGATACAGAAAGGTTATTGGGGTTATTGGGGTGTGTTTTCTTGTAAGTAGTAACTCTGTTTTCTATGTTGCTGACAGAGCACCCCAATTTAGCAGCAATCTGCTTATTAGTCATTCCTTCTTGTTTCATCTGCATAATCTCTTCTGTAGAAACCTCTGTAGGGCGTCCACCTTTTTTGCCATTATTAACTGCTTTATCATATCTCTCTTTTGCGTTTCTCATTGAAGGGATAGCTTGCACATAAATCATGTTTACAAATGGATTGTCACTCTCTGGCTCAATACCATAAAAACCATAATTTAATAATCCTTGTGTTGCTTCCCACTTTAATTCTGTTGTTGGAAGATAGTTAATTGCTGCATAAGCGCTCTCATAAAATACCATTGATGTTTTTGTATTCTCGTTACTCATAATTTTAATCTCCTTACTTAACTTTAAAATATTTCTTCATTATCATTCATTATTGTTTGTTTGATTCTATTTCTGCAAAGTAATCGTCTATAAGCTGCTCTAGCTCTGCATCGTTTCTGAATCTCCACACGTTAAATAGTGGATTCCTCACATCTGGAATTGTTTCAAACGGCAATCTCCCATGCTCCTTTAGATAACTCAGCAGACGCAACCTGCGACAGGTGTAAACTGCTCCATGTTTCATCTTTTCCATAATCATTTCTCCTTTCAAAATAAAGAATTTTAAAAAAAAATACCGCTCACCTCTGGAATCGAACCAGATTAAAAGCACCAGCGTGAGCATATCTACTTGCCTATTCATAGTAGGCGCAATTTTGAAAATTCGCCCATATAAATGCCTACAACTTCTATAATTTTGTATTGTGAATTACTGACTGCTGTCCACATTTTTATGGGAATTGTAATATCTTTTACAAATCATATTCTTTCTTTCATTGTAGGCGCAATTTTCAATTTTGCTTTATACGACTGTGATTAGCTTTTGTATGAAATAAATTTGAATGAAGAGCATATTATGACTAGTACAAAATGAGGCGACCCCCTACATCACGCGATTTTTTATTTTCCTAAATTATACCACATTTTTATCATTTTGTCAAATTTGCTACTGCTCCAGGAATTGCTACTAAAAGTTCTTGTTCCATAGTATTTCCTCCGTTTCGTTTTGTAAAATATTTTGTGATAGTTATAGACATTTATCGTACTATCATAGTAGGTGCAATTTTGAAAATTCGCTCATATAAATGTCTATAACTACTATAATTTTGTATTGTGAATGAAGAGGCGACCGTTAGGTTTTGTGTTTGTCATACCATCTTTTTTGTCTCTCTCTATTTAACGCAGCCTTATGTTCTTTCCTATGTTTTTCACATCTACAAGTTTCATTATCAAATTCACCAATCTCAACTATTTCACCACAATCAACACACCATATGAGTGGTGGGAGAGAGACGGAGAGTGAACAGGCAGTGCATATGTCATCGCTGGCTTTGCTTTTCATGAGCCTGTGTACCTATCCATTATGGATTTCTCGACTTGAATTTTTTGACAGCACGACATATAAATGTGTATGCTTTGTGCATGAAGCTATGATTTTGTACTGTGTTAAAATGGGCGGCGGTCACGATAGGCATAAAAAAAAGAGCAAGGCTTAATTGCCTTACTCTTTGAACAGTTGTGGATATTTACGACAAGTAAAACGAATGTATTCACATTTTTCGTGCAAATCTGCATTATCGCCACCCTGCTGCTGATATATTTGGTACTGCTTTAACCAGTTGCGCATTCTGCCCCGTAACAATTTAAGTCCTCTGCTATCTGGCTGCTTATCTAGTGCCACATCACAGCGCTTAGCTAGAAGCTCAAGCCACTCCGCATCGTCTTGAATTAAATCTTCGGAATACGTTTTAAATACCGTTTTACGGTATGTATCTATCCGCTTGTTATTTTCTTGGATTTCTCGTTCGTTTTGCTCTATCTTGGCTTCTAACAGTGCTTGCAATTCTTCCCGCTCTGCCAATATTGCATGTCCTAATTGTATGCCTTTAGGACTTGTTCTCCACTCAACCGGCAATTGTTCCCATAACTCGGTCTTACCATCAACAATGCCGATTTTGATAAAGATATTCGTTTTCTTCTCTTCCTTCTTCGGAAACAACTCAATAATCTCTGCCATATCTACGCTCCCTTCATATTTCCATTTTGACACACTTCGGCGATTTGTCAATGGTTATTGCTTCCAGCTCTGAAAGTAGCCAAGGGAGAAACTGAGTCATACTTTCGCACAATGTCGAAATCGTAAATGCGGCAGTATTTGCGTGTCATTGTCAATGTGCTGTGCCCAAGGATTTTTTGCAATTCGAATGGAGAACCTCCGTTCTGCAAAAAGCGTTCTGCATAAGTGTGACGGAATAAATGTGTGCTCGTCTTGGTAACACCTCTGCTGTGGTTGTATTTTGCGATTGCCTGATAAAGGCCGCTCTCAGTAAACTTTGTGTTTTCGTCTGAGGGAAATAGCACATCATCCACATTGCCTTGCCTCAGTTTTAGATACTCGCGCAAAATGCAAACCATTTCGCTGCACAGCGGCGCAATCTGAATGCTCTTATTTTTGGTGTGGCGATAAATGATAGTCTGGTTTTGCAAGTTAACGTCTTTGACTAGAATGCTACGCATGGTTGCAGCTCTCATTCCGCAGTTGAGCAGCATATTAATCATTACCCAATTGCGGTATTCTGAAAACGTGCACTTGTGGATATTGGGCTTCTTGAGAAGCCTAGCAAGCTCTGCATCTGTGTATGTGTCTTTCACCGTTTCTTCGGCTTTGTACTGCTTGCAGCTCACAGTTGTTAACTCTTCTTCATTCGCCCATGATAGGAAGCTTCGTAGCGTTCGCGTGTAGCTTGCAATGCTATTTGCTGCAAGTCCTTTATCACGCATGCCAGCAAGCATATATTCAATGTCGGCCTTGCTTAGCTTGTCCATTTGCGTCTCTGGCTCAATGTACTTGCTTATTGCATTGTAATGGTTGTTATAGGTTGCTATGCTTTTGTCGGATAATCCTTTTGCTTTTTTAGCAATGATGAATCGCTCAAAAGCATCCTCAAATGAGGGGCACAACGCAGTTTGCATCTTGATTTTTGGCATAAAAAAACACCTCTTGATTGGTCTACTATAGGCCGAAAATCAAGTGGTGTAATCCCTGCAAATGCATAAAAATCGCATTCATAATTACGAATCAGCTGCTCTACCGACTGAGCTACACTAGCATATTTCTTACAGCTTGCACATTCTATCACATGTCTCCTGGGATGTCAATACAAAAGTTTTGTGATTACTATTTGTTTTCATGCATAAAAAAATGTTGCATTCCTGCACAAATTGTCGATTTTCTTCGGTTCCTGTCGGTTGTGCAGTATTTGCACTGTTACGGTCATCCGGAAAACACGCGTGGTTTCAGGGATTCCCGCAAGCAGAGAAGGTCAAAGTTCTTACATTTTCGTGACAATGCGTTTACATAATTATTTTCCGTCTTTCAGTTTGCTGTGAGTTATCAACATTTTCAACCGACTTTTCAACACGCGAATTTCTTTGTTCTTTCAATCGATTGCTTCATTTCTACATAAATAAGGAAACGTCGGAAACGGACTTTGTGGATTTTGCAAACATCGATTTTGTTACCATAACACAAATCTCTCGCAGACGCGAGAGATTTGAAAAAATGCTTGACATGCAAAATGCAGGATTTGTGCCGCCGGTGATGAT